GTGGACGGCAAGCCCAAGGCGCGAGTTGCCGCTACCGAGACCGAGGCCAGGTCCGGGATGTACAGAGGTGACACGTACGCTGACAAGACGGTGAGGCGGGCTGACGGGACGGTCGTCGAGGGCCACTCGGCGATGCGGCTGCGCGACGTCTTCGGTTTCAACGGGCCGCTGAACTACGCTATGTCGGCGGTCATGAACTGCTTCAAGACCGTGTTCTTCGACCGCTTCGCGTTCACCTTCATGACGACCACGGCCGCGAACAAGGAGGAGAAGCTCGGTCGGTTCAAGTACGTCGTCGGTTCAGACGTCAAGACGATGGATAAGACCGTCCCGAGGTGGTTCTGCGACTATTTCCATGACCGCATGACCCGGTACCTGGACGAGGGTTTCGTCAGGATGATGAAACGATGCTTCCAGGCGCCCTGGGTGGCGGCCAACCCGTGGCACGACACCCCTCCGTCGTACAACCCGACGTTCGGAAAGCCGCCGACGGACCCGACGGCGTTCGAGAACCACCCAGGTCTGCCGTCGGGCATCGCGTACAACCCTATCTACGGCCGCGCGTGGATGGTCTGCAACTACGTGTGCGCGCTGGCTCGGGCGGGGATCTTGCAATCACCTGGACAAGTCGTTCCGTTCCTCGAGGGCAAGCTGACGGTGGTCATGCTGAATTCGGCCGACGACGCCGTCTTCGCCACCGACTCCCCAGTGTTCGCCGAGCAGCTGCGGGTGCTGAAGTCGCCGTACGCGATTCTGGAACCGGAGACCCCAGTCATCTACCTCGGTGACGTACTCACGTGGACCGGCGGCAGACTCAGGGCGTACCCGAATCCACAGACCTACCTCTCGAACATGCTCGCCCGCGAGCGCGGAATCTCGGATCCCCGAGCTCAGGCGACTGGTTTCCTGCTGCGGTCGAGACTCTACTCGGCGATGCCTTCCTTCGCCTTCGTCAACTCGATGTTCGAGGAGTTGGCGATCAAGGAACTCGGCGTCAACCCAAGACAGGTGGCGGAGTCAATCGGGATCCACACGGACCTGAGCGATGCCGACACTTTGTTCGCTCTCGACCCGAACGTGATCTACTACAAGGTCGACCCAAGGAAGGTGTCGAAGGCACTTCTCGATTCCGCTGTGTCCACAGTTCCCGCATCGGACTGGTTCTCGTCTGTGCGACACCTCTTCAAAGTACCAGTCCAAGAACCTAGGAGTCTCAATGGCTAAGAAAGAAACAACGCTCGGCGACGTCGCGCGTTTCGCCAAGGGTGCGAGGGAGGTCGTGCAGGCCGCCGTCGACCGCGTGACGACCAGCACGCCCG